AAAAAAAAAATTTTTTTATGAAAATAAAAAAAAAAACCAAAAAAAAAAACCCGCCACGAGGGCGGTTTATCTATTTATTCATATCATAGCTAAATGTAGGAACTTCAAATATCTCATTTAGACTATATGCAGTGTTTTTCGTTGTGTCTAATATAATGGAATTTATAGCTCCTTGAATATATTTAGTAAAGTATTTTTTGTTGTCATTTACTAAATTCTTAAATTCATTTATTTCTTTAATTCCTGCGTCATTTGTATTAAACCCCAAATCAAGCCGGCATTCTAAGAAGAATGCCTCCTTGCTAGATAGTTTAAATTTCAATGGGATGATCGCTAAATTATTATCCTTAATATTACTTAGTTTTGGTTGAGAATAGCCCAGTTCAAGATCAATTACATTGAGTTCTTCTCTTAGTTCTCCTTCGTATTGTTTGAAGGAAAGCTCTCTGATCACATATTTTATGTATGATATTTTTTTCTCAATTTGCATAACTTACCTCCACTATTTTAGAATTAATGCGTGCAGCAGTGGTATTGCTATCAAAATCATTTGCCTTAGTGGCCGTTATAGTTAATTGTTGTTCCATATATCTGTATGTTGTAGGAATTTCCCGCTCGCAGGCAGCGACTTGATGACTAATGGCATCAGTTACAAAAGCATTTAGATTTATTCCTTGTTTCGCTGCCATAATTACAGCTTTCTTGTGCAATTCAGGCGGAATTCTTACATTAAATTTACCAGCGAAAGAACGAGTCGCATCAATACCATTTTCTTGACACATTTCCAAATAATCATCAACTGCATCCTCAAACTCTTTTTTTAAGTCTCTTAATGTTTCCGCTTCATAGGTTATCAGCGCGTTAATAAATAGAATTTTACCGAAGAGAATGCCATCTTCAATGGATGCTTCAACGCTTCCGATGAAATCTTTATATTCAAAAGTTTGTGACATAACGTTTAACCTTATCCTAGTGATAATTCATCAAGAGCATCTTTCACCTGCTCAATAACATATCTTTTTAATTCATTTCCTGGGTGTGGGCGATGGAGGCTTATTGGGTAGCTCAAGTCAGGGTGAATAAACTTAACCCTTGAACCATTACCTTGTTTTGGCTCAAACCCAATAGAACATAAAAGAACCTTTAGCTCTTCCCAGGTGAAGTCCTTTGGCGGAGGTTCTTTTTTTAACTTTTGTAATAATTTGTCAGTGTTTGACATTTGTAACTACCTTTTAGTGGCACTAAGTATAACATTAATAGATAACATATAGTCAATAAAAACTTTAATTATAAATAAGTTATTTATTGTCAATATTTACAATCGAAAATTAACCCATTGACAATAAATAGAAAATCTCCCAACCACTCAGCCGCTACAACAACACCGAGTACCAAAACACCTTACCGATTACAGATACTTCGTTGAGATCGGCTATCTCGTCGTCGTACTCGTCAGTGTTATAGCTACGGATCTTTATTTGATTGTTTGGCATATTGTAGAGTAGTTTTATGCGCAACAATCCACCGTGATTGATTGCGTAAATTTTGCCGTCTCGGATTGTCTTATTGCCCAAATCAATTCCAACAGTTGTTCCGTCCGGAATAACAGGTTCCATAGAGTTACCGTCTGCTACCACGCATACCGCATTTTCATACTGCACGCCTTGCCGTCTTAATGTGGCACGCGAAAAGCGCAGTTTGAAGTTGTTGTAATCCATAATGTCATCAGCAAAACCATTTCCGGCAGCTAATCGGATTTCTTGGAAAAGCGGAACTTCTACCTCGTCATCGTTTAACGGAGTATTGCGATCCCACAAATCAAATGAACCTGTCTCGGCTACGTTTGATTCTATTTTAGTCTGCACCATTTCACCCGTGCCATTTAAGAGCCATTCCGGCGAAATTTTCAAAGCCTTGGCTATTTGCAATCCATTTCTAGGGCTTTTTGTAACGCCGTTCAAAATATTACTGATCGTTACTTGTGATGTTCCGGCTAATGCGGCTAATTCAACTTGGTTTTTCCCCATTTTTTCCATTGCAAACTGCAATCTTTCAGAAAGTGTATTCATAAAACCCTCCTTAATCGCCCGATCCTATAAATAAACTTATATAAAATCAAATAAGAAATCCTTTACAAAATATAATGTATCTTATATTATGTATAAGAATTTTAATTAAAGGTGAACTATGAAGAACGAGGCAATCGAAAAAGCAATTTCAATTTGCGGTTCTCAGGTAAAGCTAAGTCAAGAATGCGGAGTTTCTCAGGTTTCTGTCAGCTTTTGGCTTAATGGTGGCGGTATTAACGCTAAGTATATCCCGCGAATCGTTAAGGCTACAAAAGGCAAGGTTACTGAAAAGCAGATTTTACATTCCTTAGCAAATTTAACTGATAACTAATTTACTTATATTGGCGCAAAAGAAAACCATAAAAATAAGGCAAAAATTATGGCAATGAAACAAACCATTATAGAGATGATTGAACAGATACCCGGTGGTAAAAGTGCGGTAGCTGGATTCTTAGGATTTACTGAAAGTGAATTGAATAATCGTCTTTATCAAACAAAGGGCCAACGGTTCAAAAATGAAGAGTTAATCGCTATTCAGCTTGAATATGGTTGCACACAATTTATTGAAGAATTATGCCGTGCCGCTGGTGGACGTTTTGTACCAGATACCTGTGCGGATGATTTAGATGCAGTAGAAATGGCAAATATTCAATTACATGAGTTATCAGCTCGTGGATTGTTATTTGAAGCATTAGAAAGCGCGCTTGCTGATGGTGAGATCACCAGTAGTGAAGAAGATTTGATCCGCAAGTTATTAAATAAACATTTATCTGCAACACAACATTCTATTGAGTGTGTGATTTCACTTAATAAACGGCAATAAAAAACCACGGCGGCCACCGTGGTTAATTACACTCACAAGGAGTTCACAAGATGAATGAATTATTACCGATTAATGATAAAAATGCAAGTGCATTAACAATGAGCAGTCGAGAAATAACAAAACTTGTTAATTCTAGACATAGTGACGTGTGTAAAAGCATTGAAACACTTATTTCAAAAGGTGTGATTGGGGGGTATCAGCCGAAACCGTACACCCACCCACAGAATGGTCAAATCTACTATGAGTATTTTTTGAATAAGCGCGACACTTATATTTTAGTTGCTCAGTTTTCACCGGAATTTACAGCGGCAGTTATTGACCGTTGGCAAGAGTTAGAAAACCAACAAAATCCGACCGCACTTTTACCGCAAAATTATCTTCAAGCCTTAGAGCAGTTGGTGGCATCAGAGAAAGAGAAACAAGCTTTAGCGTTAGAGAATAAAGCGATGAAACCTAAAGCGGACTTTGTGGATCTTTACGTTGATATTGGCACAACAAAATCATTACGCGAAACGGCAAAAATCTTAAATATGCCAGAGAAAGCGATGATAGCAGCACTAGAGCGAGATAAAGCGTTATATCGTCAATCAGGCAATCTTATTCCATATTCAGACAAACAAAGTCGTGGTTTATTTACTGTAAAAACTGGTACAGCAGAGCACGGTCACAACTTTACACAAACTCGCGTGACATCGAAAGGTATTCAATGGATCGCACAACGTTACGCTTCGGAGTTAATGCTATGAGCAAATTTATCCCTAATTCTTTTCAGATCCCTAATGCTTTTGTAGATGAAGTGATGTTTGCCCTTTCTGGTAACGCTGTAAAAGCCTATTTGTTGGTGGCTCGTAAAACGACTGGTTGGCAGAAAGAGAGTGATTTTATTTCTATTGAACAATTCAAACAATTCACTGGCATTAACCGAAATAAAACTATCTATGAAATCCTTAAAGAGCTTGAAGAAGTTGGTTTGATTCGTACTGTTAAAACAGCTGGAAGAACGACTGAATTCTATTTAGTGAAAGACCTTCCTAACGTTGAAAATAAACCAGTGGCGAAAAGTGCTACCAGTGGCGAAAAACGCCACCAGTTACAAAAAGCGCCACCAGTGGCGAAAAGTGCCATGACACCAGTGGCGAAAAACGCCACCGCCACCCCTGGCGAAAAACGCCACCCTACAAAAACAAATAATAAAACAAATATAAATAACCCCCCTATAGTCCCCCCAGCTGAGCAAGTTGTGTTGGATTATTTGAACATGGCATTGGCAAATCTTGCTGAAGAGCAAGGCGAACGTAAACCAACAGGCTACAAGCTCACTGACAAAACAAAACAAGCGATTGGTGCTCGATTGGCTGAATTCGATTTGGATGTGTGTAAACGTGTGGTGGATTATCTCGTGTCGAAATGGGGCCGTGATCCGAAAATGGTTGAGTATCTCCGACCAAGTACGATTTTCCGTCCAACAAACTTCGGAGAGTATGTTGTTGGCTCAGAACGTTGGGATAACAAGGGCAGACCAGAAATGCGAGACGGTGCTTGGGTGATGGCTGATGGCACGATGTTAAAACCAAAAGGCAGCGCACCAAACCCAGCAAGCAAAAGCACCGATTGGGCAAAGGGCAGACAAATTCAAATTCGTAATCCGCAAGTGGCGGAAAAACTACGCAAAATGGGGATGTTGAAATGAACGTGGCAATCAGACAAGAAAATTGCGTTTCAGGGGTTGATTTAAATACTCATGTTTCAGAATTAGTGAATCAGTTATTCAATCGCTTGTGTGCTTACTGCAACCGTTGGCGCTATAACTACCCAACAGACGAAGCATTGGAAGAAGCGAAGTTTATTTGGATTGAAGAGTTAGTGAACCATGATGTTTTATCTGTGGATATGTTAGAGCGTGGATTAGCAAGAGTTCGTGCAGCAAGAAATGATTATTTTCCAAACCTGTTTGATTTCATCGAGTGGTGCAAAATTCCGATGGATTTACCGTCAGAAGAAGAATTAGCACAGCGTTTAGCCAGTTTTCAACGTTATGGCATGGCTGATGTAGATAAATTTAAATTCAATTCTACCGTGGAATATTGGTTGATCACTGATTTGTATTGTCGTTGTCGCAGATACACTTGGTCGGTAGAGCAGTTACGCAAAGAAATTAAACAGGCCTTACGCAATATGGCTGATCGTTTAAAAAATGGTGAAGTGTTACCGGAGCCAACAAAACAATTACCATCGCAAGCTACATCAATGCCAGTTTCAAAAACACGCCAAGCAGAGATTATTGCAAGCATTAAAGGATCGTTGCGGGGGCATTAATGCAAGTATTGTTGTTGACACCATATGAACAATCAGACCTTGGTTTAATGATGTTTAGAATTCCGCGCAATGCTGCACAAGTAATGACGAAGAGAATGGTGTTAATGCCAGAGCCTACTGAATTACAACATAAGGAATCTGGTGTAGTTAATTGGCAAGGGGCTATTAGTGAAGAATTTCCACCGTTGGTGGTGGATTTCTTAAGAAATAAGGAAGTGCGGTCAAAATTACTTACAAAAAAAGCGTTGATGAATTTTGTGGCCAGTATTAAGCATTGTCAGTTGAGCGATGGTGAATACTGTCATAAAGAATTAACAATCACTCCGCACTTAAACGGTTTTATCAGAACTTGTTGGCACCACGATACAGAAATGCGCAAGGGAAACTATGATGCAGAAAAAGCAAAGTTGGTGGTGGAACAAAATATAGAGCAAGCAATCATTGCAAAAATCCAATTAGATTTAAAACATGCTCGCCCTTTAACAGAATCAGATTTAGTGCTGTATTGTTTTAAGAATGGACTCCAACGTTTATTAGGTGATGCGTTATTAAGAAAGGTCTTTAGTGTTAAAAATTACGAACGAGACAATAAAGAAAGTTCTACTCGCTTTGAAGATCCTCTTATTTATCACATGGACCGTTTAGATAAAGCCATTTTAAATTTAAAAGCTGATGATGATCCGCCACTTCAATATATGGCAAGACCAAAGCCACAATATAT